CCTGAAAGTTTAGTTTCTTCTTCAAAAGAACGCTCAGAGGTTTCAGTTTCGTAAATCTCTTTGTGTTCTTCGCCGTAACGAGCATACTCCAGACCGAACAAAGCGTTCAAGCCGGGGAGCAGCTCTTTCAATAGTTGTGCGCGTGAAATAGCCATTATTTATGCTCCTTATGCTATGTTATAGCGATGTGCACCGAAGTTAATCTTAACAAGCACCTCGGGTGTTTGTACCAAAGCAACTGTACCTGCAACCTGCGTTGCGATAGCAGAAACGGTTAAAGTTGTGTTTCCGGTTGTCGTAACAGTTGTCGCGGAGCTTAATGTTGCACCGGTATACTGTAGTTGACCGTTAACCAAGTTAAACAAATCTGTACCGATAGGCAGTACTTGACCAACAGTTAAACCAGAAACAGCAACCGAAGTTGCTGCTGGAGCACCGCCAGATACGTATGTTGCCGATGTGCTGATTTGTGTATCTGGAACCAAGCTCAGAACACGGAAGCCAGCAGTAGATGCGGCAGCAGCAGATGCAGCAACAACACCACCTGTACCGTTACCAGTAGTAGCAGAGCCAGTAGTAGTTGTACCAACCATGTTGGAACCAACCAGCAATGACGAAGCCGAACCAATAACGCCAGACGAAGCTGAAGTGGCTACAGCAGCCTTAATCACGATGTCCGGATCGTCCGCAACGATTGCAGTGATATCACCAGCCAAAACATTACCGGGATAATACTGCGAGAACTGACGTTGTTTTGTCGTTGGGTTTGTGTAGTAACAGCCCATAAACACGCCAACAGTAGTGTTGGTAGAGTTCACAGGATATGTAGTCAGCGTAGCGTAGCCAGCTGTCAATGTAACAAAATCACCAAAGTAAATCGGGGTAGCGTAGTTGTACTGGATCGGCATGTTGCGTGTCGAACCGGCGTAAACCTGACCACCAATGAGATTTACTGGCTGATACCCGTAGGGTTTATCTACAGTAGGATATGCCATAAAATGCTCCAAAAGTTAAAGATTACTTGCCTTTACCAAAACTAACCTCGGTTTTCCGTTCATTGAACAGAGGCATACGAGGGTCATTCTGGCGCATCAAATTATTGTCAACAGCCTCAATCTGATTATCCGCTTGTTTCTGGTAGTGAGCATTACGCTGTTCCACAAACTCAGATGGGGTCTTGCATAACAACAATCCACCAACCTCAATATTGTCTTTGAATCGACTATTAGGGTCAGCTAGCAGTTGAAATCTTGGTTGTTCGGCTAACGGAACAGGTTCCCATCCTTCTCGCAATTTTGCGGATATATTGCGCGGGTCAGCATTGTTCAACGTTGAGACACGAATCCATCTGTACTCGTAACCGGGCTGCCTATCTGGTTCAGGGAGAAGCTCGGGCGCTGCCCACTGCTTTGGGCGTTCCCTCACGGCACGGGTTTCTAATTCACGACTAAGTTTGTTTTCAGCCATTTTTGGCCTCCATTTTCATAATTTCACGAGCGTATTGCTCAGGAGTTAACCCAAGCTTCTTAGCGAGGCTCAACTGCGATTGCTTAAGCACGATTTTTTTGGAACCAGTGCTACGGGTCGCAGGAGCGACAACCGTGGATGGCCTATCTGTGCGTCCAGCAGATTTATTGTCCGCTTCAGACGTTTTATCTTGGAAGTAGTCCGCGAAGCGTTGACGCATAGTGCCGTCAATCTTCTGCCAATACTCGTCGGTGGACGTGTAGCTTTGACCGTACTGTTTGACTAGTTTTTGGTGTAGACCAAGTGCTAGACTAGTCATCTCCTCGTCTTGACCGAACCATGTATTGCGCTCTTGCCACGCAACAGCCCGTGGGTCAGGACGAGCCACTTGGGCTTCTGGCTGAGGTTGTACCTCATTTTCGTTATATTGTAAAGAGGGAACGTATTCTTTTGCTTTCTGCAATTTATAGTTTGCATCACTCAGTTTACGTTGCGCATCTAACAACTTTTCGGGATCGCCTTCTTCATACGCTGTTTTGTATGCTTTTTCGGCAACATTTAACTCTAGTTCAGCAGCGCCTTTATATGTATCTAGGTAATTGCGCTCACCTTCGCTAAGTTTATTTTTGAGTTGTTTATTCTCTTCAAGAACACGTTTAGCTAAATCTTCAGCAGCTTGACGTTCCCGCATGGCTTGGTCTTTCTCCCGACGCTCGTCATGCCACACTTTTTTCATTTGCTTTAAGCGTGTTTTAACTTTCTCGGAATAGTCTTCCAACTCATCCTGATCAAGTTCTTGTACGATCTCCTTGGGTAAAGGTTCCCTATTCCGATCTTCTGGCGGGGTATCGTCTTCTATCTCAAAGTCAAAATTATCTTCTTTCTTTGCATCTACTTTACTTCCTGCCTTGGCTTCTTTTTCGTCAGGAAATTCATATTCGTTCATTTCCATACCACCTCCTTATGCGCGGCTAATGCCACGAGGGTCTTGGACAACTGCGTCAACAGTGTCTTCGTTAATTATGCGGAACTCTTTACCGTGGATTTTTAAACGCGATCCACTATTAGGACGAGTAACAATAAAGTCCCCCGGCTTACACCACGGGCCAGTTGGATATCGTTCCTTGTCTGTATAGCAGTCGGGACCTAACGCCACGACAAAAAATACCGTTGCTAACACTTCTTCATAGTGCATAGTAGAACCGGCTTTTGCTAAACCGTTTTCGTACTTGTCATCAATCTCAGGAATAGCAACCAGAATTTTGTACCCACTAGGTGCAGGTAGTTGTCTGGCTTTTTCTTCCGCTGTTTGTGGTACTTCACCATGCTCAGTTGCGATTACTATGTCAGTCATCGTCATTACGCTCCATTTGGTCTGCAAGGTCTAATATGAAACCTTCTGCGATGGATAGACCCCGAATCTCCCCGCATATTGCACGATACTCTGTGTAATCCTTTGCAGTGCCGTCACTCACAGCGTGAGCTAACTGCGCCTGTTTTTCATTAATTTTGTCTCTAATAATTGTTAGAGTTTTATCCATCACTCACCTTTTGTCGGTTTATTTGGTTGTGGTTTGTTAACTTGCTCACGTTGATACTGCATTTGGTCACGATCTTTTGCAGTTTGGGCACCAATACGAATACCTTCTAGGCGCTGTTTAGCGTCCAATTCGGCTTTGTCTTTGGCTGTTTTAGCCCCCAACTGTGCGCCAGCAATCTCTTTCTGCGCAGCAATACGTTCTTTTTCAACTTCAATTTGCTTGAGTTTAGTACCCACATCCACAGAAAGTTTCTGCTTCTTAAGCTCAAGTTCACCCTGTTTGATTTGTAACTCTTGTTGTTGCATCTGAACAATCGGGTCTTGGGCCGTTTGTTGTGCTTGTTGTTGCGCAGCTTCAGTTTGATTTTTCTGGAACAGTTTTTGTGCTGCCATAGCCATCATGCTTGCAATTTGATTTTCAATATCTTGTGGGATAGTTTCATCATCTTTGTTTTGTGGTAGCGGTACACCAGCCATCTCTTCGATTTGCTTGCGGTACTCAAACGCAACGTGCTCGTTGATATGCGCCATCATTGCTGACATCATCATTTGTGCTTGAGGATTCTGACCAACAATTGCCGCAATCTTCGGGTCTTGCATAGCCATCATATGTACTTGGATGTGTGCTTGATGGTCTTGGTATGCAAACGCTTTGACTGGTTTCATATTCAACACAGCCATGTTCTCTGCTACAGGGTCTTTCGGTTTCTGATCTTCGGCGCTTGGTATTAGCTTGCCAATGTTCTTAATACCTAAGACTTCCAACATCTGACGGTTCAACTCAACCATGTCGTAAATTTGCGGCGCTGATTGCGCCATCTGCATCACGGCTTGATATTGCACAACCTTCTGTGACATGGTTGCCGCGTTAGGGTCTGATACTGGGATGACATCTACGTTCTCATAGTCTTGCTGGCGTGCGCGACGTGGGCCTTCTTCTGGCTCGTAGCTGTATTCCGTCGGAGCGTAAGATGCAATGATGTTCTTCAAGAGTTTGAACTCTTGTTTCATAGCGAAGTGGATGCGTGCTTGAACGGCGGACATTACCTTTAACTGTCGCTCTAATAACGCCAGAGTTGTGCCTACTGGTGCTTGAGCAGACATATCGCTAACTTGTAAGTCAGCAGCAGAAGCAAAGCGCCTTCCCTCGTCTACTATCTGATCCATCAAGCCTTTTAATACTTGGCTCGGCTCCTTGTATGGTAGGGGGAGTATGTTATCTCGTATGGTGCCAGACGCCACATCGACATCTCGCCACTCTCCCGGAGAGATAGGTGTGTCATCGCCCTTAGTGCGCATACCTTTGGTTTTTAGACCACCGGGTAGGTTTGATAGCGTACCTGCATCTACAAGTTGTCGGAGGATTGATGTACCTGACTTAGCGTACGCACCAATCAAATGAATCAAACCAAAGTAGTAGAAACCAAAGCCGGGGATATAGCCGTAGTGCACAAAGTGAGTACGCTTCTGGTATGTCTTATCGTCAGGTTCCCAATTACGGCGAATAGCCAAAATGTTTTGGGTGCCCTTATCTATAGTGACAATATAAGGTAGCGCAATACCGTCTTCTTGTTCGTACCCCGGCAGGTCTAACTCAACCTGCATTTCCAAAAGTTTGTAGCGATCATCGGTTGTAGCGCGAAAGCCCATTTTCTCGGCTATCTTTTTCTCTACCTCATCTAGTGTATTAACTGGATCACCTAAATCAACATCACGATAGAACCCTGCAACCATTAATTTTTTCAGCTCATTCTCAGACTTGCGCATCACATGCGTGACTCGTTCGGCAGTCTGTAAGTCTTCAGAACCGTATGGAACAACAACATCTTCTGCGGGTACAAATATAGATGCTTGACGATTTTTGGAAGGATCGAAATATACCTTCTTAAATGCATTACCTGAAAGACCCAAGCCCCATAACATACGCTCGTGCTCACTACGATATTCAGTCATCACTTCTGTGAGCTGGTAATTCATGTCAGCTTGGACTCGTTCAGCCGCTTCTTTCTTTTTTGGAGTCTCTTTACCAATGATCTGTGTTTTAACTGGGCCAGATGCTGGGAAAGTCGCCATGATTGTCTCAGACTGAAACTTAACCAATGCTTCTGCTAGAAGTGGGTGGTATACCCCGCACGCACCTTCCCAAGGTTCCGCACGTTCTTCTAGCTTCATACCCAATAACTCTAGGCCATCAACGTATGTCTGCATCCAGTCTTTGCGGCTAGATACATCGTCGTCGTAATCAGAAAGAAGGTCTGCTGCTAAACTATTCAACACCTCTTCGCTAATTTCTTCAGCAAGATTAATATTAAACTCGTCGTTCTCATCAGCACCCGGCTCTATCTCAATCTCAAGATCGCCCGTGCGCATGGTTACGCTTTCTGGGTCTTCAATCTCAATCTCTAAGTCCGGTTCCTGTTGAGGCTGCATACCTATAGCGTCTAAGCCCAATGGGGCTTGGTTATACACTTTATCAATAGCCAAGTCTGTCTCCTTAGTAGAAAGGTCTTCTACGTTTAAATTCTCTAACTTCTTCAGGCTCATCCAATAGTGTGCGGATATAGCCACCCCGTCTGAATCGCATCATTGCAAGGGAAACGGAGTCAACATAGTCATCATGTTCCCCACCGGGGAACGACGCTACCTCATCAACTACTTCCTCCGCCCAGTTTGTGTTTGGTACCCAAACCCGCCCAGATGCAAATAAATCAGCTACTGCATTCAATCTTGAAATCTTGTCGTTACCTTTACTTGGTGTGAACTCTTGTACAGGTATACCCATCGCTCTCATCTCGTAGATGAGGGGGGCACCTGACGCCTTTTTCTCCACAATGATTGAGTCTGGGTCCCACTCTTTGAATTCTTCAACGGCTTTCTTTTTAAGCGATGGGAATTCAAGTCGATCACGGAAGGCGTTGAGGAGGATAATATTGGCTTGGTTGACACCTGTATCGTCCGGTTGGTAAAACACACCCCAAGTAGTACATGCACTATAGTCGGCACGGTTGGATTTCTCAAACGCAGTATCCCACGATTGAAGCACAAATTCACAATATGGGGGCGTTTCTCTTTCCCAAATTTGCCACCAATCCCGCTTCACAATAGCAGACTGCTCAGACGTTGGGTTCTGCATATACTGCGCCATCCACTTCTGGTTGGGCAGTTCTTCTTTCAACGCCATCAATTCTTTTAGCGACCAGAACTCAGGCCACAGCGGATTGCCGCTTGGTAGGATTGCAGGAAACTCAATTACTTCCCAGTCATCTCCACCCCTCTGGGACGCAGACTTTATAACCTGTCCCGTCAAGTCTTTCTTTGACCAGCGGGTCATAACTATAATAATACTGCCACCCGGCTGTAGACGCTGACGCGGGCCTGATGTATACCACTCGTAGACCTTGTCGTAGATTTCTGGGTTTACCTCGGCTAATGCAGCCTCTTGTTCTGAGTGCGGGTCGTCAATAATTAGTACGTCAGCACCCTTACCGGTCACAGCACCACCTACACCAATAGCAAAGTAGTCACCACCCGCGGAAGTATTCCATCGACCCGCCGCTTGAGAGTCGGCACGTAGTGATGTATCGGGGAAAATCTCGTGAAATATCTCAGAATCCACCAAATTTCGAACTTTTCGACCAAAACCGACCGCTAATTCAGCAGTATGGGACGTTTGGATGACTTTTTTGTGCGGAAACTTACCTAAAAACCACGCTGGAAGCAGGTATGAGGCAAATTCTGACTTGGTATGCCGTGGTGGCATGTTAATTATGAGCCTTTTGCACTCCCCACGGGCTACTTTCTCAAAAGCCTTCGCCATTCTGGAGTGGTGCGCCCCATCAATAAAGTTAGGCCAAACCTTATGAACAAAATCCATGAAATTATTGGCTGCGTTCTCTCGCTTTTGGATTACTTCATGTTCTTCTAGCGAAGCATAGAGGTCACGAAGCTGTGCTTCTGGCAAGCTTGGAAGCATTTTTAAGAGATTTTGCAGCTCTTGTGGATTCATTCTAGGGTTTCCTCCCGCGTTGGAGGATCAATAAGCCCTAATTCTTCTTCTAACGTAGTGTCTGGGGGGATGTCGATAATGTTGTTTTGCTGGGCAGCTAGCAAACGATTAATCTTGTCCGCGATAGCAGTCTTTAAATCGTCTGATGTACGGTGGGTAATAGTAACTTCGGACTTTTCTGTAAACGCCCCGACATCGGATAGCTTTCCTAGAAGCTCAATAGCTTTTAATTCGTAGCGGGCGTCGCCGCAAGAGGATATTTCAAGGAGGCGGTTGGTTATATATGTCCGTGCTTGAGTAGCATCTAGGACTACACGCTGGTCATACTCGTTAAGTAGAGCCGACAACTTCAAGGCTACATTACCTTGATAGAGAGCAGCGGGATTGTATTGATCAGAAGTTGTTTTGTGTTTTTGCTTATCGACCTGCTTGAATAAGTCGTGGGCTAACTTTTCATCCTCTTCCGTCATTTCGAAAGGCATGCCGAGTTCCGCCATAAGCGCTGCTGTGCTAGCAGCTACACGGGCATTATCCTGCAGGGTCGCGCCGAATTCATCGCCCAAATCTTTGGGGACGGGCACGCCATCTGTAGGTTGTATATGAATTGTCATGTTCTGCCTTGTCTGGGAGACAGATAAATAAGTGTTGGTACTCACTCGTCCGGGCAAAACGTATCTCCGCGTCCACCACATCTTAGTTTTCCCAACGACGCGAAATATAACACATCTTTTCAAAAAATATATACCCCCCGGGGGGTTGCGATTTAAAAAAGCAAGGGGGGCCTTTCTATATATTAGTATGTGGAGATATGTTGCCAGAAATATAAGGGGGTGGGGGTGTTTTGAAATTTGTGTATGTAACGTGCATATTATGGTGTAGATGACGCGATAGGGTGGTATTCGATAATTTGGGGGGTGGGTACTGGGTGGGGTCGGCGGGATTGGGCGAAAAAAAACCCGCCGATTGGCGGGTCAAGTGAAGCGGGTTTACTTAGAGTTTATCGGTTGGTATTGCTTCAACCAACATGTCGAGAATGGTTTGAAGTAGATCAAGATCGGTGCATTTGCCCGCTTCAATCTTTACCGCTCCGCGAAGGGTTTTTAGTTCTTCGCCGTGCTCTTTATTCTCGGCGGATTGTTTCACCTTCAATACCTTGTCCAATTCCTTCACTTGCTTTGCTGCTTCCTTGTTAGTCGGGTTTTTGGCTAGCGTTTGATATGCTGCTTCCATCTGGGCGCGTATCATTGTCGGCGTTAAATCTCCGTGTTTGGCTAGTATCTCGGCGTTTTTCTTTTCGCGTTCGACCCGCTTTTTATCGGCTGCAGTCGATTTGCTTTTGGGTTTAACCAGACCGAATAATTCATCCAGTAAACCTGAGAATCGGTTCCAAGCCTTATCTGCAGCGTTTCCGGTATTGTCTGGATTTGCTTCAACGTAACCTGATACCCAACTAACTCGACCCGCCTCCCATTGATCGAATGTAGGATTTGTCCCTAACATGCTAGCATATCCTTTCGCTGTCTCCAGATTAGCTAACTGATTACGCGCAAACTGAAAACCCGCGTCTCTTGCTGTTAATGCCTGATCTGCCGATAATGCGGAAACTTGCTCCGCGATAATTTGCTTTTCCATCTTTATTTCTCCTGAGTTGATCGACCGGTCTGGTCTGACTCAATGACCCTACGTCATTAAGTTCTACGATTGTCTCATTTCCCTA